GGCAAGGCCAAGAACTTCATCCTCGCGTCCAACTCCTCCACCTCCACCTCCCCTTCCACCCCCTCCGAGCACGGCGACACCTTGATCTCCATGTACGCCACCATGCAACAGGTCTCCCATATCGACCGCGTTCGCGTACACCGGAGCTATTATTATAACGGTGTCTTCGTCCGCTACCTCGCCTCCCCCGCTCCCGGCACCCACGTCGTCGCCGACAACGCCTGCGAATTCAACAGCTTCGTCAACTCCGGCGCCACCCACGTGCAGTGCACCTTTCCCGTTCGCGAGTTGTATTTTGACTTCACGTCTACCTCCCCCGTCCTCTTCTGGTCCACCGTCGACTCCCCACGCTCCCTCGCTCTCGGCGAGAATAAGCTGGTCATTCATGTTCACGGCTACATTCCCAAAGAGAGCTACGAGCGGAAACCCGTCCGCATCGACCAACGCATCATCGTCAAGTTCTACCTCCACGATCGACTCTGCAGCTACAAGTTCTCCGACCTCGTCTCCCTCATCGACAACTACCCCGGCTACCACGTCTCCATCCGCGTCCAGACCGGTGTCTATTTCGGTCGCGACTCTAAATTCCTCGACCAGCTCATCAGCTACTCCCGCAGCCACAAAGTCGACGTCGACTACTGCGTTAGCAAGCTTGCTAATCGCATCGTCGACGCCGAGGCTCGCGGTTTTAGCTGCGCCCAGTACCACCTCGCCTACCCCGCCCCCGACGACCTCCCCCGCTTTGACGTCGTGCAACAGCGCGACTCACGCCTCAAGACCCAGGAAGTCCTCACCGAACTCCGCAACGCCAGCACCGAACTCCGCGCCCTCGTCGACGTGGGTAACGTGCGCGCACGCCTCGAGTCCGGTCAACGCGGTGGTCGTGCATCTGGTCGTGGTTTCGTCGCTTCTCCACCCGTCAGCCACGGCGTCTTCGACTTCACCCGTCGTGGTTCTTCGCACGGCGTTGATGTCTCCGTTCCCCCGCCCGCCCTTCCTTTCACCCCTCCTTCTTCCGCCCCCTCCGCCCCGCTCGGCGCCGGTGCTCGGCCTAAGGCCCCCGACGCTGGTCGCGGTCGAGGTCGCGGACGTGGTGGTGGTGGTGGTTTTGGCAAGGCTGTGCTGTACATGATGGCTATCCTCTGCTGCATCAGCCTCACCGCTGCTGCTCCTTCCAACATCCAGCACTACAGCAACAACCAGACCTACGCCTGCCTCGGACCCGACTACCACTTCGTCTCCGCCGACACTGTCTCTCGGCTGCCTGCTAGTCCTGTCATCTCTTCCACCCTTCTCCCTTCCACCTCCATTGACTACGACTGCCAGGCTGTCGTCAACGACCTCTCCTGTCTCCTCTTCAACGGCAAGCGTCTTCCCCTCGACCACCCTCTCGCCTCCGTCAACTACGCTGCCGCTACCATCCTCAAGTCCCTCACTACCTGCGCTCACGAAGTCACTAGCGGGTATCTTTACCTCCAGTGTCCTAGTTCTAGCGGGTATAAAGACGACTATTTTTATCAGCTGCTCATTGACGATGATTTCGGTGCGTCTTGGGATTGTGACGTTCCTTTCGAGGAGTATCAATTCGAGCACCAGGATCTCTCTTCTTTCTACACTCCTTTCCAGATCACCCACGCCTCGCACCTCTACGACTATCATGTCCGCGATTCCCTCGCTTCCGGCACCTTTCCCACCCCTCCTTCCAACATCACCTTCCGCGGTGCTTGTAACGGTATCGGCGAAGATTCGCCTAACGGTTGTGTTGTGTCGTTGCTTCCTTCCAGCTTCGAGCACTTCCGCGTCGTCATTAATGATCTTGCTGGCGACGTCTTTTGCGTCAAGCACGACACATACTGCCCTTCCATCATCTCTCGCTACCTTTCCGCTGCAGCCGCCCCCACGCCTCCCCCCGACCACGCTCTCCACACCGTTCTTGATGACGCCTCCCCCATCGTCTCCAGCAATAACTGCGTCGACGGTATATGCCACCAGCACATCGCTTCCCCCGAGCATGGCGCTCTCATTGATCGCCTTACCATTAATGGTACTCTCTGCGAGCGATTCGGCTCCGTCGTCAGCGGTATGCTCGACGGTAACGTGTCTCAGAGCGAATTGTCTCGCGACTGTCAAAATGGCGCTATCTGGGTCGTTAACAATCCACGCAACTTCTTCAGCGCCATTCTTAACCGCTTTCCCGCTGCCGTCGAGTTCATGCAGCTCGATAGCCAGAAAGTCGGTTATTCTACACCCATCGTCGTTCGCGAGACCTGTGGTTTCTTCCACTTTCACTGCCGGTATTTCCGCCTCAAGCATCCTTCTTGCGGACCCCTCACCGATTTCCCTCCCCTCAACTCCTGGTTCTCCGACCTTTGCAATAGCCAATTCGTCTCCGCTAGCGTTCGTCTTGTCGGTGGTGATTTTTCCTGTGTCTACAATCCTTCCGGCCACACCGAGTGTTCTACCGGTAAGCTGTATGACATATGGTTTGGTGCTAACACCTCCGACTTCGATCGCTCTATCAGCCTCGGCTTTTCCTACGTTCGCGCTACCATTAACACCGCTGATCACGAGTATAAGAAAGAATATAATCTTCCTTTTCCCCCTTCTATTGTTGGGCGTTACGGATATTCCTATGTCTATCCGCACGCTAACCTCAGCATCGCCTTCCCCGCTTATGCTTATTGTGACGACTGGATGTTTCAGGATTTCGTCGAGATCGAGCCGCTTACCCCTTTCCTCATCCACATCCAACGCTTCCGCGGTTCCATCAACGGCGCTATCCTCTCTGTCTATCCCAGCGGTTTCGGACTATCCTATCTCGCTATTTTCATTAACCTCATCAGCGAAACCACCATCACCTTCCTCATCGCTTTCGCCATCACTGTCCTCTTTCTCTTCGCCCTCCGCTGGATCCTCGAGTCTTTCGTCTTCATCCACATCAAGTCCGCCCAAGTCATCATCTGCGACTGGCTCATGCACATCATCATCGGCGCTCTGTATCTTTTCTTCAACTCCACCACCGTCTCCTTCATCGCCGTTGCTTCCCACATTCTCTTTCCCATCATCCTCTGTCGCTTCCGCCTCAAGGATAACTTTACCAACCCCACCGCCGGCAATATCGGCACTTATGCCGCTCTGTTCATCCATTTCGTCATTAGCGTCTGTTTTGTCTATTTTGCTTATTATGACTTTATCTTCTACTGCCTCATGTTCATTTCCGTCGGCTTCTTCTCCAACTACCTCTTCCTCTGCTACACCATGCTTCCCTGGCACTACGCTACCTTCCCCGTCACCGGCGAGGTACGTATTAAGTATATCAAATACATCAGCGACAACTACGGCGGCAACTTCGCCCACCACTGGAACCGCATCCGCCAACAAGTCACCGCTGGCCTCTCCGTCGACAGCCTCACCCCCGAGCAACGTGAAGAATATCACAAATGCTCCTTCCTCGACTTCGTCCGCGTCTGCAACGACACCGGCGCCAACGTCAAAGTCTGGACTCGCGGGTTCAAAACCGGTGCATTCGGCGTCACCAGCGTACAAGCTGCCGCCGTCGCGCCGCCGAACTTTTTCGCCCGCTCTCTCGACTCCCTGAAGCGTGCTTGGCGTTGCGGTTTCGCTGACAGCAACACCATCACCCAGCTCCAGTGCCGCACCAGCCTCTTTCCTTCCTCCCGCGTCAAACACGACACCGCTCTCGCCAAACACCTCTACCGGCTCCACTTCAACTGCACCAGCCTCATCGGCCTGCACACCGGTCAGCTCCTCCTCGTCGAACGACACCTCTTCCACGACAACGACCGAAGCTACGCCGAAATACATCGCGAGCTCACCGAGCAAATTCAGCGCGATGGTTTGCGACTCCACGATAATCTCTCGATCGTCGACATCTCTCCTTTCGACCCCCGCTCCTACATCTTCGCCTTCCACGTCCGCGAGGAGACATTTATCGTTCCTCTCGCTGCACCTAAGGACGGAGAAGCTGTCTTTTATTGCGTCGACCTCGAGGGTCATATCATCTGCGAGCGCACGGCTGTACGTGCAAACGGTATCCACTATTCCGAAACCTACTCCGGCGACTGCGGTGGTATACTCGTCCAGGGTGGTTCTGTCGTCGGCTTTCACATCGCCGGTCATTCCAGCGACGTCAACGGCATTCTTACCACCTTGCGCGCTCAGCGGTACAATATCTTCGTCGACTCCGCCGGCTACGTCCTCTCCTCCGAGCACGACGGCGTCGACCTCCGCAGTACCCAGCACGCTGTGTACACCAACAACGGCCCCCTCTTCAACAGCACCATTATCAACTATTTCACCCTCTATTACATCCTCAGCCGCGGTACCCCTTTTCCCTCCAAGTGCAGCAACGAGCGCGAGATCTGCGCCGTCGGCGACCCTGACATCAGCGTCGCCGACGCCATCGATCACAATCTCGCTACCCTCGGCAATTATATTGCCGACGCTGCTGCATTCAAATCCTACATCCACCGCTGCCTCTGCTGCTTGATCGACTCCACCAGCGAGACCTTGACGCACACCCCTTCCCTCACCAACCATATCGACCTCGAGTGCCTCTGGAGCTACCACGGTCGTTATCTCAACGTCCGCGAGCACCTCGAGCAGCTCGGAGTCAACGGCGTTGTGCCCGAGAGCCTCATCCGCGTCCCGTTCCGCTATGACGAAACCACCTACGCCATCCTCTTCGGGCACTCCCCCGTGTGTGCTTCTATCGTCCGCTTGCTTCTCATCTGCTATTATTGGTATCTTTATTTTCTTCCCCACAGCTTTCCCTCCATCGGCGCCGACGTTATCATCAACTACGAAGAACTCTTCACCGTCCAGACCTTTATTCCCTACCGCCTCTGCCTCTCCCTCACCAGCATCACCCTCAACATCCTCCTCATCCCCGCTGATTCCCTCAACATCCAACTCGGATTGTTCTTCGTCGATCTTTGCTATTTCGTCCTCGAAGAAATCATCTATAACTATTATTGGCGCTACGACTCCCTCCTCCGCATCTGGTGCATTGGCTCCGGTGTCGGATTGACCGTCTTCGTCTATTACGCCCTCATCGCCTTCTTCGTTTGCTGCTTTTTCTGCTTTATCTTTTTCCAGCTTCGCGGCTTCTACATCTCCCGCCACATCGTCTTTCTGTATTTCATGCTCTTCTTTCCCCTCTTCCGCTACGTCAAGCACCTGCACACCATCATCTCCTACATCTACACCTTCTCCTGCACCGTTCCCCTCAGCACCCTCATCTGCGTCTTCGCCTGGTTCTTTCGCTTCCTCAACATCTATTTCCTCAACCCCAGCGTCACCTTCGTCGAATCCCGCGATCTGCGTGCCGGACTCATCGACCTCTACATCAGCCTCATCTCCAGCCTCCGCTGCCTTCCCGGGATGGGTGCCTACTCCGAGCACATCCTCTTCGCCGACCGCGACCTCAAATCCGCGCAAAACGACCGCATCTACTCCATGTTCCGCTCCCTCACCGACGCCCTCCGCGACCACTTCCCCCACCTCTGCGCCGAGTACACCAAACGCTGCTACCTTACCGACTCCGAAATCGGTACCCAATTATTGCAGCACTATGGTGTACAAACCGAGTCCGTCAACCCCTCCGACTTCTGCGGCCTACTGCGTACCGCGCTCGCCATCGACAAGCTCGATGGCTGCGCTGAGCTCGCTCGGACTAGTCATCGCCTCCGGCTACTCATCCTCAACGGCCTCCGCCAACGGAAGCGTTCCCTCAACTCCCTCATCACCGACCTCTCCAAATCCTCCACCCACGGCGACTCCCAGCTCTCCAACATCTTCACCTCCGACACTAAGCAGCTCCGTCTCATTTATGAGCGATTGTGTAGCTATTATAGCCACATGTCTAGCTGCGGTGAATTCGAGTTCTGGGAAGCATGCCTCCATGAGTTCCTCTCCTGGCTCTCCGACAACTACGACCACCCCGTCTCCGCCCTCGAGTCCCTCAAGCCTCTCGCTCTACACTATCTTCGCAAAGGCTGCATCCTCGAGTTCATCTCCGAACTTCCCGAGGACATCGTCGCACTCGAGGAGCGTATCCGGGATCTCCGCCTCACCGAGCGCACTCGCGAGATCAACAAGCTCATCGCGACTCTCGAAAAGGAACTCAAGGACAAGCGTACCGCCTGGAACATCAAGCGCAACGCCGAGATCCAAGCCGCCGCCGAACAGCGACGCAGCGATCAGATCGCTGACACTCGGCACCGCCTCGCCTTCAACACCCAAAAGCGCAACCAAATGCTCCAGAACAACTACGCCATCGCCATGCACCGCCTCTCCCGCAGCCTCCTCTTCGCCTCCCACCTCGACGCCCACGGCGAATCCTTCGACTCCATCTATCAATATCTCCACGACAAACACTCCGGCGACTTCGACGCCCTCTGGCGCCATTTCCTCGACCCCGCCCTCTCCAACCAACCCACCAACGACGAGGAAACCATCATCACCGAATCCGGTGACGTCGCCGGTTATCGACGCGGTAACAAAACCGCTGTCACTCGCCACAACGGCAAAGTGTTCGTCGAGTCCAAGTTTCTGCCCATCTCCCCCGACACCTCCCGGCTCTACTACACCTCCTGCGAAGCCAGCACCTGCGACTTCTGCTGTACCACCCCTTGCGGCCTCGAGCTCTGTCACGAGAACCACAGCACCTTCCGCTGCGCTAGCACTCTCATCCGCGACTTCACCTCCCACTTCGACTCCTGCCCCACCTGCCTCGAACTCCTCCTCCGCCGCAAACTCATCCACTCCAGATGCGGCAAACAGTTCTTCGGGACAGGTGTTCGTAGCTTCGTCGTCGACTTCATTACCTGCATCGACTGCCGACGCTGTTCCGTCTGCCACGGCTTGCCTCGCTCCCGCGAACCCCCCTCCTGCACCTCCCGCGGCTGGCACGGTGTTTCTTGCACCGATTCCGACTGCGCCGGTTGCAGTGACGACCACGCCCCCGAGACCGCCGTCGAAGCCTATCAGCTCTCCCGCGTCCCCAGCCTCGGCACCCTCACCACCTTGAAGTCTCGTCGAAACGACAAAGGCTGGATGTTTTCTACCACTCACAACGACTCCCAAGTCGACGTCGCTTTCGTCGGTGACGATTCCCCTCCCAACGGCTTCCACAAGCTCAGCCCTACCATCGCCAAGCACTACACCTCCCTCAACATCTACGTGCACCCCTCCATCTATTCCCTCGGCTGCCTCTCCTCCTTCCTCGACACCCTCCGGTCCACCCACCTCGAGTCCGTACACTGCAACGACTGCTCCAAGCTCGCTACGTCCAACTGCTTCTCCCAGTCCCACTCCCTCGCCCTCCCTCCCAAATCCGCCATCACCAACGGCATCCTCAACCTCCAGGTCGAGGCCGGTGATCTCGAGAAGCTCGCCGTTAGCCTCTTCAAACCCTGGAGACCTTGTCGCGACAACCCCGACACCTATACCTACACCCTATGCGACATCTCCGACCCTTCCCACACCCGCTTCTGCGGTCTCCACAACGGCGGTTCCGTCGACGTGCCTAAGCGCCTTCCCGTCCACCTCCACCCCCTCTACGTCCACACCGCCAACTACCCCACCAAGTGCACCTGCTGCGGCGGCGCACGTTGGAGTTCTTCCTGCTTGTTCTGCAAATACATCGACTGCGACAATACCACCCTCGAGAGCTCCCGCCTCTTCTGACACACCGCGCCCGTCACCAGCTCCATTCCCCGCCACCACCATATCAACACCCCTGGTGACGGGCACTTCTACGACGTCTCCACCAACACCACCAGCTCCACCTACAGCGACGGCAACAACTATAAACAAAAGCCTCGCGTCAGGCACGAGCTCAGCGTGTATCAGAAGCTGGCCCCTCTCTGCGACTTCATCCTCCCCCACAGTCTCAAGCACAACCGCAAGGTCTTTCTCATCCGGCACAATATCTCCTCCCTCAGCGTCTCTGACATCTACCACGCCATCAAGCACCAAGACTACACCACCCTCGACCGCGTCTTCGACTGCAACATCTGGACTTCTACCGGCCTCCGCAAACCATCTCGCTCCTGCGAACACGTTAAATGGTTCTGCTGTCAACACTGCCAGTATTACCGGTGCGCACTCGGCTTCGTGTTGTTCAACGTGTATCGACGTGCTCTTTCCTTCTGTCACACCGCTCTTCCCTTCTACTCCTTCCACCTCACCGCCGACAATATCGACCTCAACGGCGTGCTCGACTTCGAGGACTACGTCGCACTCCCGCCCAACTCCCCCACACTCTCGCTCTCCACCTGCTTCTATCCCACCCTCACCATCTTCGAGAAGATGTGGGCACATGCCGGTCTCAACTTCATCTCCTCCTTCCACTTCTCCCCACACGAGACCGACTCCGACCTCGACATTGCTCTCCTCCGCAACCTCACCTTCCTCTCCCACTCCCACGACCTCCCCCACACCGGTCACCGCTTGTCCTACGACGGCTTCAAACTCGCCCTCTCCCTCGACTCCCTCGTCGAACAGGCGCTTCCGCGTGACATCTCCACCATCGACCCTTCCTCCTTCTCCTCCAAGTCCGAGTTCCTCCGCTTCATTATCTGCGCCACCTCCTGGAAGCAACGATATGACAGCAACCAACACATCATCAATTACGGCCTCCACACCGGCGAACATCCCATCCTCGGCACCATGCCCCACGTCCAACTCTGCGAATGCACCAATAAGTGCTGCCTGCAGATCAACTACGACAAACGGCTGCTGTATGACTGGGGTGGTGTGTTGCAAACGCTACGTACTACCAAGTGCGGTGCTGAATTTAACTTCAACAACTATCAAAACATCGTCGTCTTCGGCAACTTCGGTTCCGGAGGTTCCGCGCCCCGCTCGTACCAACTCAACTTCGACGCCGACATGGTCGATCATTTCACCTCCCTCGGCTTCAAAGTTCTCGAGCCCGGGCTCACTCCTACCGACGACGACGACCCCAGCACCACCTTCCACACCCGCTACCAATACCACTTCACCACCAACGACCTCCTGCGTGACGAAATCCGCAAATATGGTCAAAACCAAAGCGGTAGCATCAGTACCGGCGTTCTGTATTGCGCGTCACGGCTTCTGCACCTCGAACTTAACGACATCACTTCCCGCTACACCCACGACACCTCCAACCCCTGCACCCTCCTCCCCTCCAACCTCCACAATATCCGCCGCCCCCACAAAAGCGCCGGTCAGCCTTATGTCAAGGTCGGCGACTCCGACGTCGTGCGCGGTGTTCTCGGCGACGATCGCGACACCATGATCAAACATCGGTGTCACTCCCACCACCAGACCCTCGTCACCGCCAACGCCAAACTCGCCGTCGGCGGGAAGTTCAAGTGCCGGCCTATCAGCGGTATCAACGTCCTCGAGTCCGACGTCGGTCGCACTCTTTTCACCGCTATTCTCGAAGCCATCAAGCACTGCTGCTACGAGAACATGATCGTCATCGGTTGGTCTAAATTCACCGGTTTCGATCGTCTGTTCCGTAACTTCCTCAACTCCCGCCTCGACCACATCGACTACCGGCTCAGCGGGAAGGATTTTCCCCAATGGGACCGCAGCGTCGAGAGCAACATGCAACTCCTCACCAACTTTCTCATCTTCTGCTCCTACGACTGGGCACTCTGCCGAGAGTTCTGCTCTCTCCAGGAGGCCCTGCACCTCTTCTGCACCGAATTCACCAACACCGTCTACTCCTACTTCATCTGCGACAACCTCGTCATGCGAAAGAGCGGCGGTGTTTGTAGCGGCAACAGCAAAACCGCTCCCGGCAACAGCATCATGCACGCCATCTGGGAGTATGCCGCCATTATCGAACACCTCCACTATTATCGCGGCGAGGATCCTGAGCTCATCGAGCTCCGTCAGTTCTTCATGCTCTACGAGAGCCACTCCCTCAGCGCTCTCCGCGAGCACGACCATCTGCTCGACACCAACCTGCTCCGGCTACAATCCCACCACCTCCTCCGCGTCCTCAGCGACGACGGTATGGTGCTTCACGACAAGGAGTTGCTCTTCGACTATTCCTCCCTCTTTCCCTACTTCTACCTCTACAGCAACTATCACTTCACCAACGACAAGCACTACTCCTGCGCGCCCCTCCACGGCCCACACGAATTCTGCAGCGCCGAGGCTATCATCGTCGACGACAAATATTACCTCTGCCCCGAACCCGGACGCCACCTCGGTGCACTCTTCTATTCCTCCCGCACCACCCGCTTCGACATCAACGTCCGCATCGCCCTCCTCAGCAGCTACATCCTCGAAGGCATTCCCCTCCTCTTCAACACCCTCCTCCCCTATCACGAGCGCATCCTCCCCCTCATCCTGCTCGACTACATCAAGAAGCTCAGCAACTCCGGCTGTTCCATCGACAGCAACGTCATCTCCAGCAACTCCTTCTCCTACGGCGGAGATGAATTCTATTCCCTCCTCACCGCTTCCGAGAACAAATGGGAGTTTCTGTGCGACATCAACCGCTACCTCGAGCTCTACGGCATCAGTCRCCTCCCCGACGACCTCCGCGTCAGCCGTTTCACCCAGCTCGAAGGTATGCGCATCTGTCCTTATTGCAACTACGCCGGCTGCTATCGATGCGGTGACTGCGACACTACCTTCTGCAACAGCGACCAAGGCCACGCCCTCCACCACCTCAACACCACCGGTCACTGCCACTGGAAGTTCCGCCTCAACCCCATCAAATGCTTCAGTTGTAGTTCCAACGACATCCGCGACCTCTTCTACGACAACACCAAACGCCGCATCCTCTGCTCCAACCACACCCGCGACGGCGTTTCGCTCGTCGGCGACAAACGCTTTCTCTTCGGAGAAAAGCTCGTCGGCATCTCCCTCTCCCCCACCACCCACTACACCGACCGCTTCCTCTCCTCCGACGACCCCCGCGACAAGTTCGCTTGCGCCATGGTCGCCGGGGTGCGAGAGAACTCTCGCGTGTATTTCCACCACCTCGCCGACATCTACGAGCACCAGCTCGAAGCGGACAGTCAGTTCCAAGAATACGAGCTCATTATCGACCCCAACGACCACTATTCCTTCCACTGCGCCAACGGCTCCATCACCGTCAATCGCCACAATAGCTACTACATCCTCCGCAACGGTACTCTGACCCTCTGCGACCTCACCGTCCAGTCCGTCAGTACCCTCACCTGCAGTATCCTCCTCTCCGACGGTGATCGCCTCCGCGTATATAAGGTCACTAGCGGTCTTGTCAAATGCCTCAAGGACTTCAACCCCAACCGCACCAACGACCTCCTCGAGGACCTCCTCAAGTTCCGCGCTCACCCCCACTCCTGCCACACCCACATCAACACCTCCTCCCTCAACCCCACCCAACTCCACGCCTTCAACCACTGCCTCGACAACAGCCTCGCCATCATCCAAGGCCCCCCCGGCACCGGCAAGACCCACCTCATCGCCCAACTCGTCGACAACTTCGTCATCGGCCACTTCCGCGTCCTCATCCTCGCCACCAGCCACGCCGCCGTTGACAACGCTGTCGACGCGGTCTATCGCGTCAATAAGAACGTCCACCGCAACGTTCCGCAAGACCACAGCGAACGCGTCTACTGCCGCGCCCCAGCCTATCACAACGGCGCCTGCTCCGTCCTCGGTAGCACTTTCCAGACCGCCATCCCCAGCAACCTCACCTTCGACGTCCTCATCATTGACGAGTTCTCCAAGGTCGAGGATATCTATCTGTTCAACGTCCTCCAGCACTTCACCTTCGAGAAAATTCTCTGCTTCGGCGATCACAAGCAGCTCGGCGTGATCCACCCCATCCACGACCTCTCCCACATCTATGGTAACATCTTCCTCTATTGGTGTCACTTCCGCCCCAACGACATCATCACCCTCGACACCCAATTCCGCATGTCCCGCGAGATCTGCGACGTCGTTAGCAACTTCATGTACGACGGGAAGCTACAGACTTCTGTCACCTATCCTCCAATCGGGTTCGACAGATTTAGCATAATCGTCTTGCCTTGCAAACCCATACACCATCACCGCGGTTGCTATAACCCAGTTATCAGCGAACGCGCGGTCAACATTTCCAGATGGCTTTGCGAGACATTTCCCACCCTCTGCACCTGTATCCTCGTCAACTACAACGTCATGCTCAGCTACACTCGCAGCTTGTGTCGCGACGATGACCACTTCTCCGTCCTCACCATCGACCAAAGTCAAGGACGCGAGTATGATCACATCGTCATGTGCCTCAGCGACGTCAACCCTTTCACCACTAATCCCAACCGCCTCAACGTCGCCATCAGCCGCGCCAAGCGCGTCTTCGTCGCTCTCGCGCCCAGCGAGCGGATCTACGACTACGCTCCTTTCGACGCCTTCAAGCCTTCTAATACTTTTCTCGAAGGCAACACCCCTTTTCTCACCCCTTTCCTCGAGCTCCGCCATATCGGCCGCCGCGACTTTCCCTTCCACGGCCGCCTCCCCGTCCCCTGCACCCTCGACAACTTCAGCATCGAYGTCGAGTGCGTGTTCAACCGCAACCCCGAGCTCAACCACATCCCCCTCCCTTTCGAACTCAGCGTCGTCCACGAGCGCGGTAGCCGCACTTTCCGCGGCACCCCCGTGAACTTCCATTCCTCCCTCGGGCCAACGCCTGTAGAGCCGAATGACTATCGCATCCCACCCGGCTTCTCGGTATTTCGCCGTCGGCTCACCAGTGCGACCTCCTCTTTCGCTGAAATGCTGCTAACCTTCGCCCGCTACATCCACTCCTTCTGCATCACCCGCCCCACCTTCATCTGCTATTCCGGCGACCTGGACCGCGCCGCTCTCACCCCGATCTGCTATTCAGATAGTGACTCCCCTTGCTCCCACCCCAACTGCCCACACCCCCCCACCTATTTCTGCGTTCCCGACCCCGGTCGCATCTTCACCTGCGACCCCAGCGAGTATCACCTCGTCTGCGCCAAACATTCCGCGCACACCAACATCCACGGGTTCGTCAATCCCAACTTCGTCGACCTCACCCTCCTCTGCGGTAGCGGTAAGCTCGTCACTCGCCACGACCTGCACTGCAACGACCGCCATAACGGCATCACCCATGACGCCGTCTTCGACGCCACCCTCACGCACTGCTTGTCTAAGCACCTCAACGCTTGTCCCCCCACCACCCCCGACTTCCTCTACCACGACAAGCAATTCTACAACCCACGCAAATGCCAATCTCTCCGCACCATCGAACGCCACCTCCTCAGCTTCATCCCCGGCCCCATCTGCGACATCGGCTGCGGGTCACGACCGCCCAGCTCCGGACACGGCGTCGATCCGTTGCATAACAACGAGAGTTATTATGGCCACCAGTGCGACCTCACCCACCGCTACTTCGGCAACTCCCACTATTACATCGACCTCTCCCACGACCTCACCGACAATATCTATATCTTCGGTACTTTCTCCGACAACCCCGACCCCGACCTCCTCCCCGACGGCAGCGGCCTCTGGTACACCCGCCACACCAAGCGCCTGTTCCACCATCCGCTGCCGCCTATTCCACACCTCCCCCACCACACTCGCTCCCTCTGGTGGTTCCTCGGATCACACACCACCTGCCACGGCCGCCACACCAACGTCACCCTCAGTCACGACGTCACCTGCCGGCTGCCTTGTCACACGATCCTCGGCGTCTGCGACAACTTCGTCACCCTCTCCATCTGCCAACACCACTCTGACGAATGCCGCGACATTATCGACGCCTACAACCACCTCCACCGCATCTCCTCTACCTATCGGTTCTTCCACTTCGAACGCACCCCCACACCCCTCGAGTCCATCATCCTCGACCCACCCGCCCCACCTTTCAGCCCCGTCCTCATTCCCGGCTACGAGAAGCGCGTCAAACTCAACACCGGGCGCCTCACCATCATCAAAGCCCAGGAGTTTCTCGACGCGTATGCTTCACGCTATCCTAAGTTCTACCAGCTCCCCCTCCTCTACCTCGGCGCTGCCGACGCTAATGGTTTCGCACCCGCCGTCGACTATCTGTGCCGCTCTTTCACCCACGTCGACGCTGTCGACATCGTCCCCTTCACCTCCAACTGCTCCCACTGCTGGTTCAACGGGATCGAGACTTTCCAGACCAACACCTTGTATTACTACATCTTATGCGACTGCTACTCCGCCAACCCCGACCTCATCTTCACGCACGTCGCCCGCCTCACTATTAGCAACCTCATCCGAGGCGGAAGTCTAGTGTTCAAGGTCACYTGCACCTTCCACTCCTGGGACACTATCCAYYTCCTTCAGTCCCTCTTCTCCTCCTGCACGCTCCTCAAGCCCCCCACCGGCAACTGCACCTCCGAAGTGCTCATCTGGTGTGACGGGTTTCTGACCGACTGCGAGATCAACCGCCACGCGCCCCCCCTCCAAGACCGCTACTTCGGCTACCTCTCCAAACTCTGCAACGGCTCTCGCCCCCTCTCCAACCGCCTCGCTCCCGCCAAGGTGAGGACAATCACTTTGCCCAATCTCACATACCGCGCCTCCTCCAGCCTCTCCTTGTGCCACACCCACGTTCCCCGCTCCCTTTGGTCCGAGTGGAACGATGCAAGGCGCCGTATCTGCGAGAAACAAGACCAACACCTTCAACGTCCGCTCCAACGGTGAGTATTTCCAAGTCACCGTCGACTCTCGCCTCCTCGATTCCAAGCCACGCCGCTTCCTCGCCGACCCCGCTCGGCTCAAACACGAAATCGGCTTCGGTTTCTTCGGTGACAGTCGCGATGAATCCACCCGCTTTCTCACCGCCGCCGACGCTATCCGCCTCCGACGACACAACCAGTTGTTTCGGAAGATTATGCAAGAGAAGCGACCGGGTTTCACACCGCAGGTTCCTCTCTCTGCCGTCATGGACACCGACTATGACGGTGACACTTCTTCCCTCGTCGAGAAGTATACCTCCGAGCGTCAGCCTTCCAGTCCCCGCGCCCCTTCCCGCGTCAGCCCCTTCCTCGACAGCCTCATCTGCTTCACCAAGAACGGCAAATACGTCGGATCCGGTGGTGCCGTGGTTGTCAAGTATCAAGGCAAGGAAACCACCGCCGTCATCACCGCCGGCCACGTCTTCAACAAATCCGACTCCCTCCACGCCGGAAACGCCCCCACCAACTCCCTCCGCATCAGCGGCCTCAGCCCCATCAGCATYTCCCAGAGCGCCGCTTCTGACGTGGTCTTTCTGATCGACCAACGCGTGACAAACTTTCTCATCACCAACAAGATTCCCTCCCTCCCCTTCTGCCCYCTCCGCAAAGACGGCCTCGTCCGCGCCAACCTCATCACCTGCGCCCTCATCGACAAAAAGCCCACCCCCACCCGCGTCGTCTTCAACCTCCTCGGCAACACCTACAACCAGCCCACCAGCTCCTGGGAGGGTATGAGCGGCTCGCCCATCGTCGTCGCCGGACAAATCATCGGCGTCTGCGTCACCTCCGGGACTGACGAGTCCGGCGAGAATCCCAACTGGTCCATGGCCGGCGTCGCCTTCTTCAAGAGCGGTGCGCCTGATCGCTGGATCAACCCTTCTTCCAAGGGCGCCATCCGGACCTGCTGTTCCGCCCCTATCCGCCTCACCTTCCTCTCCTGCCTCCTCTCCACCACCCACGCCTTCAGCGTCACCAAACTCCTCCTCCCCAACGCCTGCGACACCAACTTGACCATCCGCATGATCGACGACATCCTCGACGTTCCTCACCCCCTCCCCGACCCCTGGTTYATCGCCGTCTTCACCGCCGACGCTGGCGGACTGGACGTCAACAAGTGGCTCGCTCAACACCACCTCCCTTTCTCCCTCCACGGCATCTGGAACAACGGGATCAATCTCACCTGCTGCGACTGCGATGAATCCGCATGCCAGCACGAGATCTCCCGCTTCATTTCCTGGGCCGACGAGTTCCGCGACACCTATCAYTGGAAYATCGGGAGTGACCACCTCTACAGCCACGAGTATTCCAAGCACGGTTTCAGCTACGGCATCGATGCCAATGGCTACCGCGGCTTCGTCCACTCCGCCAACGACTATTACAGCCACAACACCTGGTATCCTTATTCCTGCCGCATCCACAAGGGTATCAATTATATCCAAGAGGCTGCTAACATTCCCAACCTCGGCGCCAACGGTTGCGACGAGGATCTCGTCTACAGCTATAACGGTCATTTCGTGCAACTCCCCTTTCGCCTCCTCTACGACTACCCCTCGCGTGTCAGGGCTATCTATGATCACATCATCGACGGCGACTATGACGCTGTCGGTGTTCAGATCATCGAGCCTTACCACGGCAACTTCTTCTACCTTCACGTCCACCCCCTTATCAACGCTACCGACAACCAATTCCCGGGCATCTATCTCAACGACTTCGGTTTCCGCTGCGGTGGTCACTGGCGTAGTCCCCTCTCCACGCCCCCCATGCTCCTCTACACCACCTCCGGCCTGACCAACGTCTGCTTGCAATGCACCTCCTACATTGCACACACCGACGGTCTCGTCCTCGCTATCAACACCACCCACTTCACCTCCTGCGAGGTCGACTCCGTCAAATTCTTCTTCATCCCGCAATCCACCACTCGGTTAGTTTTATTTGAAAGCGACACCTACTACAACCACACCAGCTACCAGTTCACCGACTCTGATTTCGGTCTGCTCCTCCACACCGTCGGTCGCGCCGAGACTAAACGCGACTCCAATGGTCACGTCACTCACGGCTACATCACCGGTGTGCTGAATCCGACCGAACAGAACTACGCTCTGTATTACAACGACACCGTCATCTTTCCACTCTACATCCAAGTCTCCGGCTGGCCTCTTTTCTTCAACGATATCAACGACGCCAGCTACCCACCTTCTCACACACACCACTTCCACGCCATCCACAAAAGCGCACACCACTCCAGCACTCACCACACTATCTCCCACACCTCCCCCAACTTTACGCGCTCCAACCTCATTCCCCAGGTCTTCCACGTCTTCTTCTTAGGCTCCGGCGGTGTGTTTCTTCCCATGGACATCGTGTTCAACACACCCCGCCATGTCTTCGAGGTCGACTTCGCCAACACCCTACCCGGCCCCAACCACACCATCATGTATTACGGTTCCGTCTATATCAACAGCTCCGGTGTCCAGCACTTCAAGCTCTTTCCCAGCTACAGCCCCATCTACATCGCCACCATTTATTGCGCCACCCGCTGCTGCAAGGTTCGCTATTTTTCTTATAGCGATTATGACGATCACCTCGAACAGACCTGTACCGGCCTCTACGGTCCTTTCACCAACTTCACCGCCCACGGCTGGATCAGTGTCGAACACGTCTACGGTGACGTCCGCGGCATGAGTCAAGGGTTTCATCTCTCGCGCCACCACACCTCCTATTACATCACCAACCTCTCCAAACAACCCCGCATTCCCTGCTACCTCTCCCACGCTTTTGGCTTCTACGGGCGTCTGGCGTGCCGAGTCGACGAGTTCGACGGTACGTTCAAACCCGGTGAGTCTCTCTATCTCCACCGCGACGGCGTATATTTCGAGTCCGTCTTTCTCTCCACCTTCTACCCCTCTCCCGTCTACTCCCAGCACGAACTTCTGACGCACTACCACTCCGACCCTTCCAAAACCCACTGCTTCGAGCGACACTTCATCATTCCCACCAACAATCACTCCCTGCAGCACTTCACCTTCTACCCCGCCCTCGCCTCCCCCGACCAACAGCACCTCATGCCTTACCCCCGCAACACCAACACCAACTTCACCGGCACCTACAATTTCTCCTACCTGTACGCTTCCAAGTTTAACCTCTCCCCCATCTCCCACTGCACCGACCCCCCCAACGTCACCCATATCTACGACCGCTCTTCCAACACCCTGCTCATCAAAGCCCCCGGCGCTCGCATCCGCGTCCGACGCCACCTCAGCGAGTCTTCCCCTAACGGTTCCGTTCCTTATGTCGTCAGCTTCGGCGAGCTTATCCTCGACATCTCCGACATCTGTCCAGACGCTGACACCGACACTTGCAACGTCTATTTTCTTGTCGGGAATGAACGAAGGGAGCGTATCGTGCGGCTATATACCAATCGTTGCCCCATCGTCCCCGTCTTAGACGATATCACACCAAAGCTCAACGACTTCATCTATTGGTCTTGCCAGCACATCGTTCTCTTCTACCTCATCCTCATCTCCATCCTCCTCAGTTCCACTCTCCTCATCGTGACCGGTATCTACGCCTGCGTCCGCTACGTCATCTGGGGCAGTATCAAGCTCTGCTTGCGCCTCTCCTGTTGTAAACGATGCCGGCCTAAGTATACCCGCCTTCCCGTCGACGAGTCTGACAAAACTTCTGTCCCTTCTTCCAAGTCTACCATCGGCCTTCCCCTCACCCTCATGCTTCTCTTCTGCAACATCCAACCCGCCGATTGCTTCGACCTCACCACCCAACACACCCGCTTCCAAGACGGTCTCGTCTTCTACGACGCCCAGCTCACACACGTCAGCCCCGCACGCCCCGGCGACACCTTCGCGTTTGACCTCCACCCCAAAGACAGCGTCAACATCGTCAAGCCCAAGCGCCTCCGCGTTCGTATCCTCGACGTCGGTTGTCATTATGATAGCATCTTCCAGTATTGGACTAGTGCTCTCGACTCCGGCGTCCACAACGCCTACACCTGCTGCGGTCGCTTCCGCTGCGATCACGACATGCCACCCGAGGTCCGCAGTCGCCTTAACAGCGGCTATCGTGTGTTTTCTACCTATCAACATAACATCTTTCCTTGCGTCTGGGGTTACGGCAAATGCTTCTGTTGCGAAGGCAACAATGGCTGTTCGTACACCTATCACGCCGCTGACAATAACTGGGCCTATGACAACTATGGCGTCTTTTATGACGTCCGTCTTAACACCCACTTCGTCAGCGTACAAGTCTGCCTCGACACCGTCTGCGACAACGCTACCCTCAGCCACTCCACCTCCCCCAGCGTTGTCGTCGGCGGTGTCACTGTCACCCTCGAAAACCTCCTCGACGTCAAGTGCGACTATCACGGTACCTACTTCCTCTACAACCACGACCTCTATCTCATCCACGCGCCCGCTTTCGGCACTGTTCCTAGCGGACGCTTGGGTGATTTAGCCTCTCGCGACATCATTCATTCTCGCCCCAAAGACCTCTACGTCTCTCCCGACATCACTCCCCTCTTTCCCGACCAATTCAACGGCTTCCAGGAAGAGATGCGTGACGATGGTTTCAACGTCTTTCTCGACAATATCAAGGATCACAATATCCACCCTATCGGTGGTGTTTACGGCGGTTACACCCACATCAATCGCACCGGTCGCATCGGTGTCTCCGTACACCAACGCCACCTCACCGCCGGTTCCTTCAGCTTTACCACTACCATTAAAGACGTCAGCTTCGAGATCATCCGCACTCAGCACCACCTCGAACACCTCAACCTCGTCCGCTTCAGCAAGTCCTGCTATTCCTGCGACTATCCGACCTTTCTCCTCCTCGACTATTCCAGTTCCGGTGCTGGCAATATCGATTATGTCTGCCAGCCCGCCATCTGCAAGTCTTCCTACATCACCGTCGTCGAAGGTCGCGGTAATTCTAGCATCGAAGTCTTTCCCGATCAACGCTATAACAACGTCACCGTCTGCTTTATTACTTCTCCCCCCGCTTGCGTCAACGCTACCTTCACCAGTCTCGCCCCCAGCATCTACACCCAGCCCAACAACACTCGCATTAGTAGCGATGGTGATGCTGTGGATGGAGACTTCTGGAGTTTCCTCGACCATCTGTCTCTTTCCGATTTCCTTCTCTTCGGCTCCTTCTTCGGTTATTTCGTCGTCGTCGCTCTCGGCCTCGTCGGTTATAAAATCGCTGGCCGTCTGAGATGTCGTCGGCTTAACCTCTCTTCCCTCCCTTTGCTCTCTCGCCTTGCTCGCCGCAAGTTTGATAACTTCGAGTCTATTGAGTACGAGCCCGTTCCCACTTCCGCCTAAAACCCGTGCGTTCGATGTTTTAAGTTACCGTTTATTGTGCCCCCCCTCTCCTACCCTCACCCCAACGTCACATTCTGATTAGTCTTGCCGGTTACGGCATCTACACCAATGGTCCAATGTCTTAATTATTCACTTCTTGATCTTTATGTGTGTTATCTCTATGTTAGCAATAAGCTGTAATTTAAAAATAACAAGCATAGATCGGAAGAG